CTGGCGGAACACAATGACTACACAAGAACCACAGGTGAACTGGTCTCCTGATATGATGGTTGAGGTTTTATTAAATGAACCTGATGATTTTTTAAAAGTTCGTGAGACTTTGACCAGAATAGGAGTGGCATCCAGAAAGGAAAAGAAGCTTTATCAGAGCTGTCATATACTTCATAAACAAGGAAGATATTACCTGGTACACTTTAAAGAATTATTTGCTTTAGATGGTAAGCACGCTAATCTTACCCCTAATGATGTACAGAGACGTAATAGGATTACTAAGTTGCTCTCTGATTGGGGATTGATTACTATTGTTAAAGAAGAATCTTGTTCTGATATAGCACCTCTTAACCAAATTAAGGTTCTTTCATATAAGGATAAGGGCGATTGGATACTAGAGCAGAAGTATAATATAGGTAAAAAGAATAAGGTACAGGAAACCACACCTGAATAGAAAGACTTTCGTGTATAATTAGTATTGGATGCCTTAGGGGTCCACTATTAACTAAAGACGCTTACGGAGGTCTATTATGTTTGGTCCGAATTCACTTACGCTGTCAGTTCCTGAGACAGCCAAATACTTAGATTCAATACACAGGAACACCATAGGTTTAGAAGACTGGATTACCAGGCTTGATAATGCTTTTGAGACTTCAACTGTTAATTACCCACCATACAATCTTGTAAAGGAAAGTGATACAAGGTTTAGGTTAGAACTAGCAGTAGCAGGATTCAAGAAAGAAGATGTAGAAGTAACTACTGAATATAATAAACTTACAATAGAAGCAAAACAAGAAGATTCTAGCACTGATGAATATCTCCATAGGGGATTAGCAGCTAGAGCATTTAATAGATCATGGACTTTATCTGATGATGTAGAAATAGATGAAGTAACCTTTACAAATGGTTTACTTACTGTTAGACTTAATAAGATAGTACCTGATCATCAAAAGAGAAAGGTATATGAAATTGCTGGTGACTAATGACTGATTTTGAACCCCTTGACTTTAAAAAGGAAGGAATTGTATTAGATTACAAAACTGCAGGGGTTGATATTGATGCTGGTAATGAATTTGTAAAATCTATTCCCATCGCCAATAAAGGATTTGGTGGTATGTTTCAGGTTCCTCGAGGATATGAGGAACCTGTTTTAGTGTCTGGAACTGATGGAGTAGGAACTAAGATTGATATTGCTGAGGCTGCTAATGACTATACATCTATAGGAATTGATTTAGTTGCTATGTGTGTGAATGATATAATCACATGTGGTGCTAAACCTTTATACTTTTTAGATTATATTTCTACTAAGAAGATAGACCATAGATTACCTGAGATAATGCAGGGTATTATTAAAGGATGTGAGTATGCTGGAGTAGAACTTATTGGTGGAGAGACAGCAGAGCATCCAATGTTTCAAAATAAAATTGACCTTGCTGGATTCTGTACAGGTATAGTAGAGAAGAAGAAAATTATAGATGGGTCTGCTATCAAACCTAGTGATGTGGTTATTGGATTACCTAGTACTGGTCTTCATAGTAATGGGTATAGTATAGTTAATTATTTGGCCAGAAGACTTAAGATGAATTATCATACTTGGCCTGACTTACTTACGCCTACTGAAATTTATGCTCCTACAATACAAAGATTATTATCTGAGATGGATGAAGTATATGGTATGGCACATATTACAGGTGGTGGTATTCCAGAGAACCTACCTAGATGTTTACCAGAAGGATTGAAAGCTAATATAGATTGGAATTCTTGGAGTGTACCAGAGATATTCTTAGAGATACAAAGACAAGGTAATATAGATGAGGAAGAAATGAAGAGAGTGTTTAATCTTGGTATAGGTTATTGTGTAATAGTACCTGCTAACAGAGCAGAGTTTGCTATGGATGTTATTAGAGATGATACTCTTGCTGATTGTTGGCAGATTGGTGAAATCATGCTAGAATGATAGGAGGAATTATTGTGTTATGACTGTAAAACTTGCTATTCTTAAATCTGGAGAAGATATCATTGCTGATATAAAAGAGATGGTAGTTGGTGAAGGTGATGATAAAAAGGTTGTAGGGTATTTTCTTACTAGAGCTTGTGGTATAAGTTTAACTGATGAAACTTTAACTACTGAGGATGTAGATAAGGAATCTTTTAGACTTAAATTATTTCCTTGGTGTCCATTAGCTAAGGAAGATATTATCCCACTTACATCAGATTGGATAGTAACTATAGTAGAACCTATAGATAAATTAAGAGAAATGTATGAAACTCAGGTATTAAACCATGAAAGAAATCAAGGTACTAGTGTTGACGAATCAACAGATTCTAGTAAGTCAGATTGATGAAGTTGCTCCTATGGACATAGGAGATCCAAATTGTAAATTGATTGAACCATTTATATTAGGAGAGAATGATACTCTTTCTCCTTGGTTAATAGATGTTACAAATGATAATGAATTTATGATGTGCTCTGATAAAATATTAACGTTAGTTGAACCCAAACCAACACTCTTAGAGAAATATCAAAATTTGATTAAATGAAGTTCTATACCAATGTGCAATTAATTGGGAACAAGTTCCTAGTTCGTGGTTATGATAATGGTGAGCATGTTCAATTCAGGGATGATTATAATCCTACATTATTTGTCCCCTCTAAGAAACAATCTAAGTATAGAACCTTAGAGGGTGAAAGGGTTGAACCTATTCAACCTGGTTATGTGCGTGATTGTAGAGAGTTCTACAAGAAGTATCAGGATGTAGAGGGATTTAAAATTTATGGTAATGATAGGTATGTGTCACAATACATATCTGATAAGTATCCTGAGGATGAGATTAAGTTTGACATATCTAAGATTAGATTAGTCACTCTTGATATTGAGGTTAAGTCTGAGAATGGATTCCCTGATCCAGAAGCTGCAGATCAGGAACTCTTATTGATATCTGTTCAAGATTATAACACTAAACAGATTATAACTTGGGGTGTTAATCCATTTAATAATAAACAGAAGAATGTAAATTATATTGAGTGTGGTACTGAGCATCAGTTACTCAGTTTGTTTATTGAATATTGGAATGCTAATATACCAGATATAGTAACTGGATGGAACATACAGTATTATGATATTCCATACCTATCCAAGAGATTGAATAGGGTTCTAGGTGAGAAGCAGATGAAGATGCTATCTCCTTGGGGAATGAATACTGAGAATGAGATATTCATTATGGGTAGAAGGCATGTCTATTTTGACGTTGCTGGTCTTACTCAGTTGGATTATCTTGACCTGTATAAGAAGTTTACTTATAAGGCACAAGAGTCTTATAGGTTGGATTATATTGCTGGTGTAGAACTAGGACAGAAGAAGTTAGACCACTCTGAGTTTGATACCTTTAAAGATTTCTATACACAGGGGTGGCAAAAGTTTGTAGAGTATAATATAATTGACGTGGAACTTGTTGACCGTCTGGAAGACAAGATGAAACTGATTGAACTGGCATTGACTATGGCATATGATGCTAAGGTTAATTTTGCTGATGTGTTCTTTCAGGTTAGAATGTGGGACACTATCATCTATAACTATTTGAAGAAGAGGAATATTGTTATTCCTCCTAAGGATAGATCTCAAAAGAATGACAAATACGCAGGTGCTTATGTCAAAGAACCAATTCCAGGAAAGTATGATTGGGTGGTCAGTTTTGATCTCAATAGTCTGTATCCTCACCTTATTATGCAATATAACATTTCCCCAGAGACCCTCAGGGAAGCTAGACATCCCAGTGCGAGCGTTGAAGGGTTCTTAAAGAAGGAGGTTAAGATTGATGGGGATTATGCAGTTTGTGCTAATGGAGCGCAATATAGGAAGGATGTGCGAGGATTCCTTCCTGAACTTATGGATAAGATGTACAATGAAAGAGTCATCTTTAAGAAAAGAATGCTTAAAGCAAAGCAGGCTTATGAAAAGAACCCTTCTTCTGAACTCACTAAAGAGATTGCTAGATGTAACAATATTCAGATGGCAAAGAAGATATCTCTTAACAGTGCTTATGGTGCTATTGGTAATCAGTATTTTCGATACTACAAACTGGCTAATGCTGAAGCCATTACCTTGAGTGGACAAGTATCTATTCGTTGGATTGAAAACAAAATGAATGAAAAGATCAATAAGATCTTAAAAACACAGGAGGTTGATTATGTTATTGCTTCGGATACTGATTCCATCTACCTTAATTTGGGTCCTCTGGTTGACCGTGTATACGAAGGACGAGAGAAAACTAATAAGAATGTTGTTGGGTTCCTTAACAAGGTGTGTGAGGATGAATTTGAGCCTTTTATTGAAGGTGCTTACGAAGAACTGGCCAGGTATTTAAAT